ATACTCAATACTTTTTTACTATTTTTAGCTCTGTCTAATTCTGGATAACCTGTAGGTTTATTTCCTATATTTTTTAGAATTTTATTTTCTAAATTAATTAAACCTTCTTGTACTTTCAATTTATCATCAAAATTATCTTCAATAATATCTACCAAGTTAAAAAATGCCCTGCGTGTCTCTTTATCACCTAAATATTCATTATACTTAGCTATAATTTCGGAATTATTATTATTTCTTGTATTTTCTAAAAATTTATTTCTATTTATAATATATCTATTTATTCTAAGTACTTCTCTTTCAGATGGTTTTCGATAAGACATACGTCTAAAAGTACTCAAACTTATCGCACTAGATATCATAAAATAAAGATTAGAAATAGGTCTTAAATTAGATTCTAATATTTTATGTTTTTCAATAAAATCTAGATATATCTTAGCTGCTTGAACTGTTATATCTTTAGTTGGATCAATTTCAGTATTTAATCTATATGCTAATTCTCTTAATAATTTTGGAATATTAGGATTTGAATAAAAACGTTTGAGTTCATTAGTTATTAAACTCTTATACTTATCAGACATAAGTATTGCAACCATATTCAAAGTATTGCGTAACAACCTTCTATCATTATCATCAACGTTATCAATATTTTCAGCAATATCAGCTAATTCTTCGTCTATATTTTCATTCTTATCCTCCCATTGGTTCATTATTGCAGAATAAGCTTTTTCAAATCGATAGTCTTTTTCATATATTTCACCGATTCTGTCAATAAATTTCGTAGACAAACCTTCCTTTATTAATTCCAGAATACCATCAAAAAAGTTAAAATTAGTTAGTCCAGGTCCTCTAGTCAAGAACTCTAGCGCAACTCGTGCAAAATTTTTGCCCGTCTGCTTTATTATCTTGTTTATATATGGTTCTGCAACATGCTTAATGACTTCACGTTGATATTTATTTAGTTCTACATCACCAAATGTATCATCTATACTATCATCAAGAACAGCAGTGTCAGCTAGTTTTGCAAAATCATCCTCAGACATATATACTACACCTGTGTCTGAAGAAACTACAGGTGTTAAATACTTAGCTGCTAGAGTTACTTGGTTACCTTTTTTACTTTTTTTTTATCTAACTCTTTTTTAAATAGGTTAATCTCTTCACAATTATTGAGAAATTCTTCAACTTCACTTTCTATTCTATCAGAAATTAATTCGATTTTCTTACCGTATTCTTTTACCATTTTAGTGAANTTATCAGTTCCCCATTGAACTTTAGGCATTATNCCAACACTCTCCCATTAAAGTACATAATATTATGAAAAATTATTTATCCACAATTTATCNGCNGCNAACATTGCACTGATTTCTAGNACTGTNTCATCTTCTACAGATANTGTAATNCTTTCAATGTTAGTCGGCCAAACACCACTAAGCCTAATTTCGTACTGTAGTGAGCTACCGGTATCATCCATATCAGCTGTAATATCATATACATTTATCGTAGCTTCTTTCTTATATTCATGAGCCAATGATATACGACCTGTATTATGATCGAATACTAAATTTCTCCATCGATATAAGTCTTGTAATGTATCATACGGATTATCGACACCATCTAAAAATGTAGCTGTAAATGTGTATTGTTGATTGATTCTTCCAGCTAATTGCATAATGCCACTGATCCATGGTACTGGNACNTTGTTAGTNGCAGGCATCGTTATAGTAAGAGATCTACAAAGAATATGAAGTGGTTCCTGTCCAGCTACAATTAATTCAAAAGCATTTTTACGTACAAAATCACTTCTTATATCTACTGGATGGTATATATTTCTATTGCGCATTAATTAATTCACTCCTAAAAACTTAAAAATTTTTAAAGTAAGGGAGAGAAGATTCTCTTCCTCTCTAATATTAAGTTTATTTAATTAAATTCTGTTTATTCTCCTACTCTTAACTCAGAGAAACTAGCTCCAGTTGATGTAATTACGAATCGATTAATTAATCGTTCAGCTACCTTAGTGGGTCTTAACCATACTTCAGCAATCATNGTNTTATTATCTATATCACTAGGAGTATTAGTTGTTTCGTCACATACAACTTTGAATTCGTATAAACCTCTTCGTTGTTTAATATCTGACAATAGTGGATCAACCATTTGTGTATATAAAGTCCAAGTAAGTCTGTCATTAGGTTCAAATAATAGATATTTAGTAGCAGTTGCTAATATCTTTGTAACATATATTATCAATCTCATTACATTAACTCTATCAAGAGCAGATGGTTTACGTTGTAAAGTCTTTTGACCATATACTACGATTCCGTCTCCAACAAAGTCACAAATCGGGTTAACGGCATTTGTCCCAGTGGCATACAATAAATCTCTGTCAGCGACATTTAATTGTCTTTCAGTTTTTTGTACTTTGAATAATCTGCCTCTGTTTAAACCCGCAGGAGCATTCCACACTTCAGCTACTCTGTCATTATATGCAAAAACACTAACTATTCTTACACTAGGTGGTACCCATTGTAATGATTCTGAAAATTCATCAGAAATTTGAATCCAAGGATAATATAATGCCGCAAAGCTAGAATTTAAAGAATTTTCATTTAACCATCTTCCAGCTCCATTATGCCAGTTAACCACTTCTTGAACAGTTAAATTTCTAGGAGGATCAATAATAGCAAAACAATCTCCTCTTTCAACCTCACAAAGCTGTATCAATTTATTAATAACTATTCTACTTCCCGGAAAATCTGGACACGCCACTAAGTTAATATCATATCGCTCAGTATTAGCAAATTGAGAAAGAGCACTAACTGCTGATTGTTCAGTAATATTTTCATAATCATCATAACCATCAGTTAATTGTAATACTGTATTTAATATAGGAATATTTCCTGCTTCTTCATTTTCTAATGTTATATTAATATAATTGGAAATAACAGAATTAGTAATAAAATTTCGATCAGAAGGATCATCAAATCTAATATTCTTAAAACGTTCTGAAGGTAATTGATTAACATTTAATTCAGGCGTCCATACTTCTAATCCATAATTTCCAAAACTGTCTTTAGTAAATCTAACCTTTATACCATTATAATATTCTCCTTCATATAGAGCAGTTATAGATCCCATTTTAGAAAGAAAATCTACTGTAATCATATCACCCGCACTTAAGTCAACCATATAATTAATTGAGAATTCTCCAGTATCATAATTAATGGTACCATTTCCAAAACCACTTAATGAACTGTTATCTTTTATTAAATTACCATCACCATCATCTACTAATACTAAAGCACCTCCAATTTTTACACGTACGCTTTCTTTAGTTATCGGAGGTTTTGATAATATACCTGAAATACTATCAGTAGTCTTTTCTTCACTAACAACTTCAACTATATCTAAATATTTAGCTGAATAGTTTGCAAATATCTGATATTCCACTTTTGGTGGATAAGATAGAGCTATATCTATTGTCCTATTAGCATAATCTATTTTATTTTCTGATGTTATAACACCATCACCAAATCTTCCTTCTCCGTTGTCATGAGAAGCTTCTTCACCATCAATTAATATATATACAGATCCAGGATAAATAACCGTATTTAACGATCCAATAAATGCTTTACTATACACATATCCTTCAGGAGATATATCTCCAACTTTACCTAAGGTTTTAATCTTAAAAGTATTATAATCATATGAAGCTTTAAATATATCATCAACAGCGACATTAATATCAGAAGAAAATGCTACTTCCCAGGCTCCATTAATGGCATTAATACTTCCACTTCCAATAGGAGAGTCTTCCAAATTTATTCCAGATAATTGATATATACCATTATCAGGTGCACCATCAACAGTAAAGATATATGTATCACCAGTAGTTCCTGATTCAACCTCTAATTTAAATGTATTCATATTAACTAAGTTTGAATGAGATAACATACCATTATATGTTGCAGTTGCTTCGTCAACTACTTCTACTATTAATGTTTCCTCATCAGTCACACTTCTAGTAATTGTATTATATTTAATTGAAAT